ATTCTACTTTAGGGGTTTCCTCCTAAGCACTCAAATTGTATAAGTCCGTTGCGGCTGCCTATTACGCCAAGAGGCCATAAGTTCACCACCAACCATATTAGTTCACAGGATTTAAACTTGGAGGTTGATTCCTTGACCAATATGATTGATGATGAATCTTAGTTTTAACATCAGCCGTTGCTATGAGCAGCCTTGAGGCGTCGAACAGTCTCAGCCATAGCCTCAACATTATCGACAGTCTTTGTGGGCTTCGCACGTTCCATAGCAGGAAGTTCCTCGCCCTTCTTAGCCAGAGCGGCTTTTGTACGAGCATAACGAGCCATCGTACTAGCAATCTTCTGACCAGTCTTAGTAGCAATTTCTGCATAAGTCCTAGACGAAAAAACAGCCTCAAGAAACTTTTCATCAGAACAACGAACACGGGTTTGCTTCTCAGCAGTAGTAATCTCAGCCATAATCAGCCTCCAAATCTATAACCAAACTTTCGATTTGAGGCTCGGTCACTCGACCGATTATACCTCGCATCGACTCTTTCATTCTACAACACTGTATCGGCATTGTCAACAGGTAGACTTGAAATTTTTTTGAGTAGCCCCAACCACTTTAAAACAGCCCTGTCGCGGTGTGTTTTTGTTTAATCAGTCTCTAGAAGGCAATACCAGTGCCAACAGCAAGTAAATCCACAACAGTAGACTACCAGTAAAGAAAGCACCAAAAACAAATCCTAATCTAAGTAAAGGAGCATCTATTCCTAGAGTATAAGCCAATCCTCCACACACACCAAATAAAACTTTGTTTTTTTTACTTTTATGTAGTCCTATCATAATTGGCATCTTTTATTTATATGGTTTGATAGTTATCTTTAATAAGAAATAATTCTCTCTATCTGTTTCTATATTGTGTATGTGGGTAATCTTACCCTTACCCAAGAAAGAATCATTAACCAAAAGATATAGGCCGCCATCAAGATTTGCAGATGTTACGAAAGATGGATCAAATTGACAACCAAATTTAATCCAGTCGCTTTCTCCTTCTATAAAATATTCATCTTCGCTGATTTGTGTAATAATTCTAGTATTCTTACCTTTATTAGACCGTATACAAGGGCTCATTAAAAGCCTCACTATCAAGCACATAACCTTCATTATTTTCTGACGCTAGGCTATTAAGAACGTCTTGTAGTCTTTGATTTTCTTTTTCCATCATACTCATAATTTTTTCGGCATGATTTAGTGCATTTTGAAGGGTTCTGATTCTATCAACCAATTGTTCGTTCATGATTTCTGTTAAAGTCTTAACAACCATGATATTCTCCTTCAATGATTTATTGGTTATTTGTTTCCATATAATATACACCTATAGCGGTAGTTCACCGAGAAATTTTTTAAGGTCTTTTAATTGGTTTCTGTCTAAAACCATCTGATCTGAGTAGGGTTTTTTATGGAACAAAACCCGAAAACAATATCGCAATCTCTGCCATAATGACATCTTGTTGCTATAATTAGTGTAATTCTCAAATATTGCTAAATCAGCTAAATCTATTTCGTGATCATATTCTATTACTAGAATCTCACTTTTGCAGGAACAGGGTATAAAAACTGTTTTATTTTCTTTTAGGTTTGTTATGCTTCCCATGTCTAAATATTCTTTCGTAATTTTTTTCCCATGTTTTTTGATCTACGCTTTTGGGTCTGGGTGAGGAACCCTTACCGTTTTGGCTCATATTCAAGACTCCAGAACACAACTCCAGTATCTACTATCTTCCTTCTTTTGAAGAGCATCCCAATAAATCGACCTAGCAATATATGAAGGAACCTTGAGCTTACCGCAATTAACACTCCAGTGTTGCTCCATTTGCTTATATTTCTTAGTACCTTCCCTGCTTTTATTATATGTAAGATGCTCCATATTGTAAAGACGAAGTTGATGAACGTCGCCGCACAATACTCTACACTCATTAGGATGAATCATCTCCAAAGCAAAACTAACTTTAGCCATACCAAGACCCGTAATCCTATTTACAATAGAATCTCGTTTCTTAACGTGATATTTTTTGGTGGTAAGATAAAAGTCTTTCGGGTTTTGCCAAAATTGTTGACTAAAATCCCAGATATACTTTGTACGATTATTATGCAAGCCGACGCCTGACGTAGCCAGTTTTTGTCTCAGAATTTCTTGGTCGTCAATCCATTCATCAAAATTTTTAATGGCTTGATATCCAGAGCAATTACCCTTCCATGTGGTGTGAACGGAGCAATATGCAAACAAATATCTACGAAATCTATCTGCATCCGTTCGTGGCTTAACGCTTTCCCAATACTCTTTGTATGAGACTATTTTATCTTTCGGGAACGACGCAAAAAATTCATCGGCTTTACTTCTGCAATAGTTTGTTTTCTTTTCCGGCTTATCCAAAACAGTTTCCATCGTAGTCTCCAAAAGGTTTAAGTCCAACACTAGCGATTCTACACTATTGTGATCGTCTTGTCAAGAGCCGTTACTTGAATTTAGTTTTTGCTGGCTCGTAACGAATCGTCTAGTTGATAATAATATTCCCAAGACTTCCAATAAATACGAACTTTACGCATTTCTTTAATTTTCTTGCCGTTGGCATTAGTGTATTCATACTCAGCACAATAAATTTCATTATCATACAATAAATCATCTAAAACACGAAAATCAGCAGGGTTTCCTACTGCTGCTTTAATTTTCTTTTTTCCTATTTCTTTGATAGTTTTTTGCAGTTCGGGGGTGATTTCTATCGGAAAGAAAATATTATCAATAGACTTGCTTACTAATAAAGACTTATATCCTATCCACTCAGCATTACCGACAAAGCCTATAGATATACCTATACATAGAATCAACCAATGATAAAATAGAGTACGCAAAATAACTTTATACATAAATATATCTCCAGAATTATATCTAAAGATACACCGATAATTAAATACTGCGAGAAGATCCGTGCAGAACTTTAAAGGTTGGGAATCTTAGGCTAATACCCCCATCTTGATTCTTGCTCTCACTAAAGTATTGTACTGTTATAATCTTACCCAGAATCTTTTTGGGATGCTTGTAAAAGTCTTGTCGTTGTTCTATACTAAATCCGCTACCAACCCTTACCAAGTGTCCTTTGTGCTGAATTGTAACACAACTCAACATAGTCTCCTCACATTCTGCCCCGTCCTTCACATAACGAAACGGCCCCATTTCTACATCTACCACTTCGTATTCATCATCACTAAAGCTTTTATATTTCAACAAGTCTTTGCTTCGCTTACCTTTGTACGGAGTATCAGCACGAAGCATTAACCCCTCCCAGTTTTGTTCGCTAGCATAAGATGTCATAGATGCAAAATCGTCGTCTGTTTCAGTTTTAACTTGTTCCAACAAACTCAAACAAGCACACTCATTCTTCTTCATAATTTCTTTTAGGTTGTTTAGCCTAATTGAAAACGGTCTGTTTTGTTGTCCCTTTTGGCTATAAAACTCGTCATGGGTCAACATATCAAAGATTTTATATGAAGGATTAGCAATAGTATGATCTTTCTTGCGAAGTTCTTTCATAACTCCTTGAAAATCTTCATTACCATCTTCATCTACCAAACAAAGCTCACCATCAAAAACTACATTAGTAATGCCAAGAGCCTTAATGCCACCCCTAACAATATCAAGAGTATCAAATGTTTTTCCCGTGCGGGAATAGAAGGTAGTATTACCATTAGAATCAACAATAGCAATACATCTAGCACCATCGATTTTCCGACTAACATACCATCCATCCTCCCAGTCTACAACATTAGGATCATACTTATCAGCAAGAGCAACGCTAAACTCTGGAATATGATCTGGAATAGCCTTGTTGATAATTTTGTCGCCTGCTCTGGTTTTAAGGTCTTTATCAATAATGCAATGAATAAGTTCCTCATATTCTGGAAACTTGTCAACAAACGTATTTACTGCACCAATAGCGTCGTGTCCTGTAACCTGACGATTCATCAGAGCATTAAGCAGAAAATAAATTTGTCCAAAATCCTGACCTCTGAGTTTAGACTTCTTTTTCAGATTGTCACTGGTCACATTATACTGCCAAAGAGGATGATAAGTATAGAGTAGAATATTCTTGGCAAAACTTGCAGCGTCAGTCTTATGGTTGCAATAATCCTCAATAATACTTTGCTTGTCAATAGTGCTGCTAGTAGCCCTCAAATCACGAACCATTCCCCAAACATAATCAAAATGATGCTCGTTTTTCATATCCAAAGTCTCCTGTGTTTCCACTATCATATCATACAACAAGCCGCTTGTCAAGTATCGTCTAATCGTCGTCGTTTCTTGAAAACAATAGCCATAGATTGAACCAAATCGCTGCCAGCAGTCTGAAACCAGCATGGAAATATGGCATGAATTACCAAGCAGAAACCCGCTATCAAACACAATAATCCATGAAGGGTAGCAAATTTAAAGTGTTGCCAATATGTCATATTGTTTTCTGTAAGATGCTGTATGATTTTATTTTTCATATCTCGTCGCTCTTGAAAGAAAATAATTCATAGCGTTCACAATACTTTGAAAATCATCTCCTAATTTTCCTATACCAGTATTGCATGGCTCACAAAGCCATCCTCTAAAACTGTTATCGTCGTGATCGTGATCTAAAGCCCATTTATATGGAACCTTCTTGCAGCACTCACAAACTTCTGGTTTTGGGGGAGCTTTTTTATGGAGTTTGCTTCTTATTTTAGAATGTTTCTTAACGCATTTTCTGCATCTGCTATCCAGATTATCTTTGTACATACTATGCTTGGGAAAGCTAGCTTTATTCTTCCTTTTACCACAATATGAACAAATTTTTCTCATAGTATTAATTGGACTAGAGGGGAGTCGAACCCCTGTCCAGAATAAACATCAATATAAACTTCTACATCGTTAGTTAGTTGTTATCACACAACCAACAAAGCTATCAGAATTATCTGAGTCAGATTGAGTACAATCATCATCCCTATTTATGTCTGGTAAGGCTACCATATCCGATTATCGGAGTCATTATGATTTGGTAATAAGGCTCATACCGCCCCACTTGTTACCTAACTAATTAGGCAGCAAGAGCGAGAGTTGAAACTTCGCCAATTAACAATTTTGAATACCTTTTATACTGGCCGGGTATTCAACCAGTCGATGCCATCTATACCTAGATTACCTGTCGATACCTTTACTAGCCCGTGTTTTATACGGCCCTTTCGTTAAGCATTTGTCTAATCATCCTTTTCAGCAGTTCATTCAATTCTTTATCTTCTTCTTTTGGTAGGGGGGTTTCTCTATTAAATAGACCTTGTGCTGGGCCAGCCTCTAGTTTTTGTATCTGATAAATCAGCCTTTGATTATCAATATGATAGAGTACATTAAAACCTATTGAACAAATCAGTAATCCTATTAGGATTATATTAAGAGGATGAATTTTCATTGGACTGTTTTTCCAGAAGGTCTTGTAATTGTTTCATATATTGATCTAGTTTTAATGCAATTTCCCCGCAACCCCTACAGATATCTGAATGTAAATATTCAACGATATCGTCTATTTCCAGTTTAAGTTCCGTTATTTGTTGGTTTAGTTTGCTCATCGTCTTTGCACCAGAACACCATTTCGTTAGATTCATCATCCCATGCACACTCAACCAAACCCTTAGAAGCCAATTTTGCTACACCAACATTAAAAATCCATTCTCTTACATCTTCAAAAGTGTCATTAAATACTTCTTCATTAAGCAAATAATTAAACTCATCATCCTGACCAAGACTATATCCAATAATTATGCTCTTGACTTGTTCAACACTAATATAATCATCAAGATTTTCTTCATAGTTCTCAAGAAAAGACTTTGCCGCAAAATCTCTGATTGATGCAGCATAGCCGTCCAAGTCAATTATCGAATAAATATTATTGTCCATATTAATTTAATACCCCAAAATTTAGAAAAACTTGCCGACGCCCTTAATTTCTTTGGAATCTTTCGATAGTTCCAATAGTTTATTGATAGTATCCTGTAGACTATATTCTCCACGACTTAGCCACTTTTTTTCTTCATACAATGCTGTTGTGATTTGAGGCAGATAAAATTGATAAGCCATATCGAATTCTTCTGGGAAATAAACTTTTAGGATTCTTTCTATACGAAACAGAGCGTCTACTATAGTATCACGATGATCTATAATTTTATTGATCTGGTCTTTTTGCTCTTGAGTAAGACTCATTTTAGGCTTCCACTTTTTGTTTAAGCTTCATCAATTTATGCTTAATTTTCCAAACCCCCGTTTCCTTATTCTGAACATCTCCGCCCATATAAATGTGACAGAACCCGCTAAACTTATCAAGACCATAGGCACGAATACCTTGATCGTCAATGCTTTCCACAACAAAACGACCCCTATAACCCATCGGGATAAATTCACCGCGAGAAACAAAGTACGGACCTCCAGCAACCCTAATACGGTCGCCCTTTACCAGTTCACGCCAATTAACATCTCTGATTACCTTGGTGTTCTTGGCTTCCTTACTTTTGGCCTTGAACACAAACGGGGCGTTGCAATTCTTACACATATAAGCACGGGGGCCGGTTGTAGTTCCACACTTCTCACAAGTCTTTTGACCTTTAGCCATTTTTAAACTCCTGTGTCTCGTAATTGATCTGCACCAAGTATACCATAGTAATCGGTCTTGTCAAGCGATGCTCTTTAAGAATTTTTGTTTGATCGCCCTAGTGCTTTACTAGACCAATCTAAATAATTACTTCCGTTATCTGATTCATATAAAGAAATCCATTTTCCATCAAGCTCAACCTCTATTTCTTCGGCTTTTATATCATAATCGGTAAAGTCTTTGCTGTCATGGTATACTCTAAAAAAGTATCTACCTTGTTGGTTTTCCCCAAAAGGAGAATACAAAAAACAACCCTTAACTTTTTCTGCTGTTTTTTCGTTTATCATCTTCTGGTTTCTTATCTGGATCAGGAATAATTGTCAGATACCCAGGGCTATAGTGACAAAAATAACTCGCTGCAATTCTTTTCTTAATCAGGGTTTCTTCTTCGATTTGGATATATACATTAATTCTAAGCCGATTATCATATACGTTAATAACCCTAGTCATTAGATAGTGCTTCGGCTTTTCTACTTGCTTAAAAAGCAAACTCTCTACTTCGATCTCGTTAATCAAGAATGACCTCCTTTGTTTTCTGCAAAAATACTTTCGATATTGGTCGCCAAAACAACTCTATCTCCACCAACATCTGACGAGATAACCCATGTGTCACAATAATGCTCTTCTCCTGTGGAAGCATCATGTATCATTACTGGAACATTCCAATCAAACTTACCCAGATTCTTAAAATCATGAGCTTGAGAATGAAGATAATTATAGAGGTCTAACCAGCTCATTTTATTCATGGGTTGCACCCTTTTCTCTGTAAAGGATTGTATATATCGAACCGTATTCATTAGATGTTAAATTAGTTGAAATAATATCAATATTTATATGATCAATAAGCCATGTTTGTATAGTCTGTTGGTAAACTGGAGAAAATATTTTAATTTTTATCATTATCTAGCTCTTCTATTTGCCCTGTCAAGTTTACGAATAGTCTCTTTAGCATTAGCAGGAACCATAACCAAACTAGGGGCGGTTTTATGCCCCCAATCCATGTACCCTACAGCACGTTGCTCATTAGAGCAACCAACACAGGTTATAACCTTGTTATATTCTATCAGAAACTCCAAACGTCCTTCTGGAATAGAAGAATGACAATATCTACAATTCATTGAATCTAGCCTCCAAGACAAGAAATGGTCGAGGTCAACGAACGTATTCTACACTGTTATCGGCGTTTGTCAACCGACACTTGAGACAACTAGTGTTTTTTCTTTTTCTTCATTACTTTATCTAAACGCTCAAAATACAGATTATGATTAATCTCTTCTTGTTTTTCTTTTTCTTTTCGTAGTTTTTTATGTTTTTTATCTTCTACTAACTTGATTTTTATAGTCTTGATACCCAAATATATCATTAATGGCGGAGTCAATAATAAGATCAGCAGTATCAAATAGGAAAAATAAGATAATATAGTAACCAAAAATTGTAGAAATATAATACAGTAATAAGAAAAAGGCGATTCTCTTTTAAAGTATTCTATCCATTCTGGCTCAAACATATTATGACCACAAATGATGACGAATCTTAATCAATTCAATAAGCATATTAGTATCTTCAGTATCGTATTTCTCTTCAATTTTACCAAGTTTTTTAAGTGCTTGGTTGATCTTTCTCATTTCTGCTGGAGTTTCATTGTGTAGACCGAATAGTTTATCGTCGTCGTATTTACACGCTTCATTCCATCCACTAGAAACATAAGGATCAACTCTAGCTGGTCTAATTTTTGTCCACCACTCATAAAGCTTCTTGATTTTTTTTGAGGTCTTAGCCTGCTCACTAGCCTTCTTGGTTCCGTCTGGATAAGTATCCTTTAATCTGCTAGCCCAATTAAAATAGTTATAAGCAGCCTCAACACATCTTCCCTTCTTAAACTTGTATTTCTTCTTACTGCTATAATCACCCATACGTGCCAAATCTTTTTCCACAAAATCTACCAGTTCGGTAAACAGACCATGCAGAATCTTTTGGTCAATTTCATAATATCCACCGGGTTTGAATCCAGTGTCTATCATATGAGTCTTATCTATCCAACGATTACGAACATAGCAATCAATAGAGTGATAAATATCATATGGGTAGTAGACAATATCCTGTAGATACTTTAAAAACTTCTGAGAAATCCAATACCTTACAGGCTTTCTTTTCTGTAAATCTACATAGTAATCGTCCCATGCTCCCCACTCAAGAGCAAAGGGCTTTTTTTCCCCCAAAATCCAATTAGCAAATTTACCGCAAGTCCAATAATGATATCTTTGTCTTAGCATAATATTTCCCCTTAGCATACCTATAAAAATAGTCACTATCTATTGTTATTTGATCCCCATCACTATCTTCAAAATTATTATCACCCATACTCCAATAAATGTCAGTCAAACCCACAGCCTGTAAAATTTTAGCACAATTTTCACAAGGCTTACTTAGTCTCATTCTTCCATCCCTCCCAATTCTAACCACAACCACTGACAAATTAGTATCAATGGAGTTATAGCGATCAAGTAATTGAGAAACCAGATGAGATTCAGCATGAACATATGGGTACTCCTTATAGGTTTGTATGTTGAACATCTGTCCCATTCGTAAAGCCTTGGCATTAACCTTAATCGGGTTGTTTTGGCTGAGACAGACCGGGCGACCACCATCAAATGCTATAGCAAAATGGTAACGCCTTTGATAAGCGTTAGGAATAAAACGCTCATAAGAAAGTTTAATTGCTGTTTTCAGAATCTTCATCTGATGCTTTATCCAAAATTTCGTTTATTTTATCCAATTGTGATGGGGTGTATACGTCATCTTCCATAGGTTGTGGATATAATTTGGGTAGAGGGATTTTTTTAACCTCTCTGGCTTTTGGTGTTTCTGGATTCATTGGTCTTGGAATGGGATTTTGCATTATTAATTTTAGGTCAAATAAATAGGGTGTATATAATAGTTATTATAGATGAGTCTTTACAAGCCATTATAGCCTCAGTCGCCAGCCATGTCAACAGGTGTTTCCGTTTTTTGGTATTAAATAAGTCTTATTAAGTAATCATTTTAAAAGGTTTTATTATGTATAAACAAAACGGCGAACTAATAGAAGAAATTAGAGGTTTTGAACATATATGGTCCGGTGGTTTTAGAACAGGATATCAACCCAAAAGGAATCAGAAGGAAATAGAGGTCTATTTAAGATCAATATTACAACCAAATCATACTGTTTTTGAAATAGGTAGTGGTGGAGGACAGTGGACTAAATTTATTTCTCCGCTGGTTAATCGTTTAATATGCAATGATGCTAAAACAGCAGAAAGTAACAATTTATTTCCTTACTTATACCAGCATAATGCTGGTAAGAATGTCTTATTTCACCAAGCTAAAGACTTTACATTAGATTATTTGGATGATGAGTCATTAGATGTTGTGTTTAGTTATGATGTTTTTTGTCATGTATCTTATAGTGGACAGAAAGAATATCTAAAAAACCTTTATAGAAAATGTAAGCCGGGATGTCTATTAATGATAATGTATGCTGATGCATATAAATATGCTCGTAGTGAACCAGAAAATATTCCCATTGCTTTTCATAATTTCTGGAATAATGATTTAGAAGACACTTTACAGAAAGCACTTGCTGATTGCGACGGTAAAAGCCACATCGGCAGATGGTATTATGTTGGTATAGATAATTTTACTAAAATGTGCTTAGAGTATGGTTACACTATATTAGTGCAAGATTTGGATATTGATAAAACGAATCCTATTACTTTATTTCGACGCTAGTAAATACAGTCCTATATTGGCAAAAGCGTACCCGATATAAGCAATAAGCATACCAATATTGCCTTTATAACCCTGCTCTAATGCGACATAAAGATAACAACAGCCAGTAAAAGCGATAAGCCACGCACTCATATTAATTTTTCTCTATTGGGATATATCTCGTTCCATCCTCCGAAACCATCTCCTTACCAATAGTAATCTTTGGGTCTTGTTTGAGCAAGTTAATAATAGCTTGAGCGTTAACATTAGGACTAATTACAATTGAGCCGATTTGTGCCATTTTAAACTCCTATTGGTGTATAAAAATATGAAGTATGTGCGAGATACTTCCATTACAATATAATATCAGAAAACGCTCTGTTGGCAATTACTCGCACTAATTGCTGATTGGGCGTTTTTTGTTAGGAAAACACAATGAATCATACCAAAGTTTGCAAAGTCTGTCAAGAGGAGTTGCCTGCTACTTTTGAGTATTTCCATAAGCAAAAATACGGAAAGTTTGGTTGTAGAACAATATGTAAACAATGTATTTCCAGTACAACTGATAAAATAGCACGAAAGAAATATTATAATGAATATTATCAAAAAAATAGGAATAAGGTAATACAACGTCAATTAGAATATATCAAAAATAACAGAGACAAGGTTAATAAGAGACATAACGATAAATACCATTCAGATATTCACTATAAAATAAAACATAATCTGAAACGACGAATGAATAATGCTATAAAAGGATGTTTTAAAGATTGTTCAACTATCAAATTATTAGGCTGTGATTTAGATACTATTAAAAAACATTTAGAATCAAAATTTAGTAAGGGTATGAATTGGGGCAACTATGGTGAATGGCATATAGATCATGTTATTCCTTGTGCTAGTTTTGATTTAACCGATCCAGAAGAACAACGAAAATGTTTTCATTATACTAACTTGCAACCCTTGTGGGCTGAAGACAATTTGCGTAAGTCTGATAAGATTCTATAAATTTAGCAATAGTTTTATCTTTGAGCTTATATTCATAGTCTATATCTATTTCACGCGAAAACAACTCCTCATGTATATCATAAACATAATCGCTGTGTGCTTTATCTAGAGCATGATCTCTACCATTACTGAAATGAAACAATGGTTTAGAATCACCCCAAGTATCAAAACAACTTTGTGCAGCATCGTCTGCTGTGAGATTTTCTGGATTATTAAGTCTAAAATGATGCGAATCGTATGTAATAGGAATATGGGTTATTGGGTGAAATATATCAATAAGTTTAGCTACGCTCCATGCAGCCTGACGATCATCGTTCTCGACTACTAATCTACGTTGACAATTTTCGTCAAGACGATAGAAATTTTTCAAGAACCTATGACTGATCTCCTCTCTTGTTCCATCTTTACTGTTTTGAATATGTATGTTGATAGGAGTATTATGATCCGCACTAAGACCAAAACGATCCATAAGGCTACTCATCAGATTTAATTCTGTAATAGTTTTCTCAACAACCTTTTCATCTGGAGATGCCAACACATTAAACTGGTCAGGATGTGCGGAAATTCTTACGTTTGTAGACTTAATAGTCTCTTCAATTTCGTCAAAAACATCTTGAATATCGTCGTGATTAGGTAAATCCGTAAGGTCTACATTAGCTTTATCATAGCTAATCAGTGGCATAAGGTCACTACTAAGACGATAGCACCAGTTATTTTCGGAACAGAGCTTAATGATTTCATTAGTGGCAATCATATTATTATGAATACGATCACCAAGAACTTGGAGTGCTTCTTCTCTAGCAAGAGTAGAGAATCTTTTATATGTAAGAGTATTGAACTTCACGGGCGGATCACGCTCTTGAAGTGTCAGAGAAATGCAGCAGAGGCCCGGTTTAATCATAAAATCTCCTGTGTCGTGCCAGTATAACTCATTATCGGCACTATGTCAAGAACCGCTTGAGTTTTCTTGGTATTCGACCAACAAAGCATCCCGAATATCAGAAGAGAGGTTATTCTTGTCTAAGTAATAGGATACATTTTCATTAAAAGTATTGGGCATGTGTGGCAAAACTCTCTCAGAATAAATAGGATTAACTGGCCTCTTTCTCAGATCTCTATTAATTTGATAGCTCCATAAATAAGCATTAACTGCCCGTATGTATTTATCAGTATCAAAATCTTCTATGGGGTTATTTTTAATCATTCTTAGAACACGTTTTTCGCAATCGTGTTCGATAGAAATTATATCCTTCAAACTTTGTTGTAAATCATCTTCGCTGACTTCTAATGTTGGATCTGCTATCCAATCGAACAATACATCATACGTTTTTAATGTAGAATCCCAGAATTTACGATCAGTTTTCCATTGTAAAAAATGACAATATTCATGAATAAGAATCTCAAAACCCATATGGTGCTTCATAGCCACTGCAAATTCCCGCTTACCTTCATCATCATCAATCCAGCACCAACCACCACAATTATCTTCTAGCTTTTCAGTATTATGTAGTAACACAGAAAAATTATGAGCTAATAGTTCTCTAACAATTTTGATCGTAAGATTTTGTTTAGTTTCCATAACTATTCTATATATTTAGTAATAATTTTATTATATTTTTCTAGGTATTTTGAATAATTAAGTTTACAAACTTTAATATTATTGATTTGTTCATTGTTTTCTATTAAGGGACAACCATAGTCTGATAGAACATAGTGTCTTGTGTCTAATGGAATTATACCAACCTCTGCTTCTTGAACAAAGGCAGGCACACAACAATGAATCCTGCTAGATAGTACCTTTTTTGCATTTGTCATTATGGTCAAAGTCTCTTTCCAGTCTTTTAGAGTTTTTGGCTTAAAACCCAGCATTTCGGCCTGCGGCACATCTGATTCAAAAGCACAATAGATATCTGGTTTATATTGTTTAATATATGATAAATTAATATCATAAAATTTTTGTAGTTTTTCTTTATCTTTCCAGTTTTCTCTAGATATGGTTTGTGTCGGGTCTGTCCATACCAAAACGTTGGTGTTTTTGTTGTGATTTGATTCTGTATTATAACAATAATATGCTGGGCAAGGTAAGCAATGGTGTGTAATTTGAGCGTTTTCTAAAATACTACTAGCAAAACTATCTCTGCATATTACTAATTTATTAGAATACAATTGTTGCATTGCAACTATTTCTTCTTCTCTCTTTAGAATTTCTGTGTTTTGATCTTTAAGATTTAAACAAGAACCTATTCCCATAAAAACTATTTTTGAACAATAAGTATATAACTCTAGTAAGTATATAAGATTCTTATATTTTTTAGAATTTTGAAAATTATCCCATAGCCAAGGAGTACCACAAATTATTATACAGTCTATGTCGTATCTGCACTGCATATTGTCTAAAAATCTATCTTTGCCATCAAGATATTCTAAGGATAAATAATAAAAAACAGCATTGGAATATATCTTATTCAGTATATTTTCTATTCCTCGGATGATAATCCCGTCAGTTGATCTTCTATGATCTGGGCCGACTAATAAAAATTTCATAGACTCATGTTCAGGATAGGTTGGTGGTAGAGAAAATTTTAAGCATTTTGTGGCTATTTTCAAACTTGCTTTTAAAAGCCTGTTGAGCATCTTTCTCGTTGATAGCAAAAAAAGTATCATGTAACAATATTATTTGTTTGGTATTGTCTGTTGTTTCATAACCCTGACCAGTGACTAAATATTCCATCATAGTATATTCATTTGTCATGGTAACGCCTTTCTATATAATCGTAAAAAGAGAAACCTATCCAAGAAATAAAAAAGACTATTGATCCAGTTATCACGACAAGTGCCGGAGCCATAAAAAGCATATCCAGATATTGTGTAAATCTCAAGCCCATCCTAGTGCCTCTGATGTTATAGGGAATTGTGATTTAAAAATTTCTTTAGACTCATTGGCTATAATCATATGTTCTTTTTGAGTACCATTGGCTGATCTGAGTTGTATATAATGCAACCAACTACGCACTGTGCCGCTCATATAAATTTTAGTGGGTGTGGCTAATGGCAAAACAAATCTTGCACATTCTTTAGCTATTCCATCCCTAATCATAGCATCATACATCGCTTTACCTTTAGCAAAATGTTCTCGTATTTTAACTCTCCATTTAGATCTTATATCATCAGATATATCGTCTGTACTATTTTGTCTATTTTTTGTGTCTTGTCTGCGTAATTCAAATAAAGGAATTTCATCTGCTAGTAAAGATGTATCAGCATATCTTTGAGAGAATTCTTGAAAAGTAAAACTTCTATGACGCAAAATCTGAGCCGCTATTCCTCTCGTGGTTTCAATTTCTAAAGTCATAAATGCCTGCTCAAATACAGAAAAATGTCCATGATCTATACAATACTTTAATAGTTTTGCATAATTATCACTATCTTGTCCTTTCGGATTCGATACTCTTGCACAATATGCCATTAGCTTTTCTGCATCGGGAGTAACGCTAATTAGTTTAACAGAACTCATTCATCTCTCCTGAATTTAGTTGTTTTAGTTTCCCACCAGAATGTTATCATATATTTGCTACCATCAAAATATATAGGACAAAAATTTGGGTTAAATACACTATTGAGATCACACGCAACACAAGTAAAGAATAGATCACTGTGTTTAAATCCATAGTCTAATAGTTTTTTGTAGATTTTTGTAAAGTTATTACCACTCAAACAACCACTATCTACAACGATCAGCTTATTATAAGGGTCTAGTTGGTCTGGATGTATAAATGTTTCAAATTCGTTTTTGTAAGGTATATTAACGGGTTCTATGTCTAGAGGCCCATCATTGATAGATAATTTATGAGCCATTAACTGTGCCATTAAGCCCGAATACTCATAACTTAATTGTAGTATCGCAACTTTATCTTGTGATAAATTTATGCTCTTAAATAGTCTAATTTCTTGACAAATTTTGTCAATACTTTTATTTTCCCAATCACGATCTATAAATAAGTTTTTCATTTTCTATTCTGAAAGGTTTTTACTGCCTTTTCCCATAGCGGTTTAAAAAAGTAAACAGCCACATAGGCTATTATACCATTAAGAGCAGAGCCGACCAACCCCGTTAAGGTTATGGATACCATCTGGATTTTTGTTCCTAAAGAGTCACCATCCTTCGGTTTCATGCTTAATGTCCTGCTGTGCTAGTTTTTCTTTGTACTCTTTTTGATATTCTACATGATCGTTGTTGGTCATATTATTAAAGATCGCCGTAGCTACTTTACTAACACTGGTTGCTGTGCCGCAAATGGTCTCATCCTCAATCTTGAACCAAGTATAGTGATAAGAATTATCCTCATCTTCTATCTTTTTACGATCAGCCTTATATCCCTTATCCTTAGCCCAAGCCTTAATCTCTTTCCACATCATGCGACGTATTCCTTATGTGTATTTTCTAGTTTTTGGATCGTAATTTTCTACAGGCTTATCGTAATGTTTCCAAGCGTCAATATGCTTGAGTGCTATAAGTTGTTTTTCTTGCTTGTTTATTAAGTCTTTTTGATATTTAATAAGTTTATAAAGCTCGATAATATAATCAAGCACGGGTTGTCCTTTATATTCAGACAGTATCTCATTAACTTTAGACTGATTCATTGGTTCGTATTTAAAAGTTCCATCCCAACTCATTATAGTAACTCATTTCCGTGTTCTATGATTGTCCAACCAAAACTTTCAATATCTTTACGAACTTCATCAGTTACCACACTCTCCCCAACATAATCTGGAGTTTGCGTTCCTATGCCACTACAATACCAATTAATATAATCTCCCTCTTCTCTCAAATTAGCCACTATTCCACCTGAGTATCTCCATGAGCAATCCCATACTTTGTCGCCCTTTTTAAACTCATTATTACACAAAGCGGCGTATAAGTTCTGGCTATAAACTTTAGAAGATTTACACTTGTCTGATATTTCTTTAGAAGACCTCAATTCGTTCTCTAAATTAGGCATATCAGATGATGGTACTGAGTCTTGTATTCGTGCGTTGTTCCATATGTTTGACATCTGGCTATATGTATCTTCAGAGATTTCTCCTTTAGCAAACTTGTCTTTATACAAGTCCCACATAAAAGAGTATCTTGCTGGGCTAGTAGCATAAAAGTCGCTCATTTTTGCATCATCTCCTCATAAGAGATTTGGCGTTTATAATCAAAACCACGACCATATCCTATCTTATAGATTTCTTTGCTGGCTTCTATGTGGTCGAATATATTAAAGAACTCTTTGTTGTCTTTAGCCCAATTCACCCAACTCTTTTCGGCATCATCCTCATCTTCAAGGTCTTGTAGATAAACATCACCGTATAAATAGTTATGTTCTTTATTATTATTGTCTGCAACAACGAATTTTATATACTCATAGTTTGGATATGTATCTAGTGAATAGCCGATTTTATCTTTTACCACCAAAGGTTCCATAAAACAGTTATAAACAGTGTCTCCAATATTTACTCCTTGGGCAATATCAAGTCTCATAATGTTTCTCCGAGAATTGAGCATACAATCTATGTAGAGAGTGTGCTATTGGGTTATAGTTAATTAGCGATATAATTTCTTTATCATTATCTAGTATATATGATTGTAATTCATCGTATAATAGATATTTGCAATACCCCTTATTTAAGAGGTGTTCCATCGCATATTTTATACGTTCCAGATTAGCATCAAAAACTTTATTAATCTCATTAGCATACTCTTTACTATAAGCATACAAAGCATGATTTAATTCATGATTGAGGGTGTCTTTATCGTTAGCCCCTATAATATAAAACTTGTCTGATGGTGCGTTAGTAAATAATGCTACCAGATTCTTTTCTTCTGGCAACAAAGGATCAAATAGTCCCTCTTTAAAAGGATCTAAAACATAACTGTGAATATTAAATCCTGTCCAGTCTGTTTCGTATGAAAAATACCCATATTGTTTCTCATACCAAGAACGATATTGTCCTATGGTAAATATTTGTCCACGAAATTCGTCATTAGGACTTTCGTAAAATTCTTGAAAACGCAAAAAAGATCGAGCCAATTCTCTGTTGGAATCAGCACTTACGCAATAAGAATTATAGGGGGTTTTCTTTAAATAAAGCATTATAGCAGCCAGAAATACGAGATAATATATATCACTATAACCACCAAAATGTCTGCTATCCAAAAACTATCAAATTTGGGTTTGTTCATAGTTGACTATTATACCACATTCTGCGGCATTGTCAAGATAGCACCAATACCAAGTTATTCATCTTCACATTTAATTTCGCCTATTGGTTTATTAGGATTAGCCAATAAAGAAATTTGTCCATCCTTATATATTATCTTGTATAAATAGATTTGGTCAACGGTAGGATCTTTTTTTAATTGCTCAATCAGTTTTTCAGCATCATATTCACTTAATCTAGTATGGTATTTAGGCAAGTATTGTTTTAATTTCTTGCCCATACTTCTATGAATATAGTACATTCGTCCTTCACAATCGCTATTTATCGTGCTGCGAATTATCATTGGTAGTTGTTGCTTTTAGCCTCCATTCAATATTATTAGCCCACAACAGTAAAAATACACCGAGACCAATTTGCCAATTTTGTAGTATTATTAATAAGAATCCAATAAACCATAAAAGACATGCTAGTATTAGTAATATGTTTTTTCTGCTCATATGAGAGTATCCTTAATTATTACTCAGGTCGGAGTGTTGACATTATTTTTTGTATTTCTTTGAAACTAAAAGGTTGACCAAAAGGTTTACTATAATTAATGCAATTATCCACACCAACATCTAGTGTTTTTCTGGAAGAATTTTTATCTTCACTATCAAGTTTGGAGTGTGTGTGGCCGTAAAGCATATATGATCCCTTATGACTAGCGGGCCAAACTCTGGCTGCATAGTGGCTCAGATATATTCTTTGATTACAAAATATTATCTCGCTTACATCCTGCACACTAGAAAATCCTTGAAGATCATCTTTAAAGTCATTTCGCCGGTCATGATTCCCATAGTTCAAATGAACGTTCTGACACATTATACGAGAACGATATTCTATAGGCTTTTTTCCCCTGAAACAAAAATCGCCCAGTATGTACAAAGTATCATCAACCCCAACAGTCTCGTTGATTCTGTCGAATATAACCTGATCCATTATGTGAACATTATCAAACGGGCGATTGCAATACTTTATTATATTATTGTGACCTTAGTTAGCCCGAAGGCTAACCAAAGTGAGTATCAGATGTAAAATATATCATGATATCACTTATTATTTTCTCCTCTCATTCAAATAGCATCTTATCTAATTTATTCTTAATCTTTGCTAAAATCTCTGGCTTAAAATAAACTTCTGCTCCTTCTGGAGATTTGTCTATTTCTTTAAGTCTTTTTTGAATTAAAGCTTGTAAAATATCTATTTCGTGGTTAGTTAGTTTAGTCATTGAATCTTTGGCCCTCCCCAATAATCTTTGTCTAATTTGATGTCTGGATTAACAAGATAGTCTTGAGGATAATATCTTTCGTTATATTCTTTTTCAAGTCGGCGTTGTTCATCCCAATCTGTTGTCATCTCCTCTTTATGCCATCTTTTAACAACATCTAGTGCTTCGTCTATTGAATAATAGCAGTGCATACGAGAATTACCGAATACGTAACTATAGATATTAATAGACGTAATTTTCATTTTACATTTGCTATCTTCCCAATAATTACCAAACTCTACACTAATATGCCCTTCTTGACTTTTACAATGACCATCACTGTTGTCAAAATAATGGTCGTATGCTTCTTTAAGAAGTTTGCGGATTTCTAATAGTTTTTGAAAGTCTATGTCGCTCATTTGTTATGCTCTATTAACTGTTTGATATTTAATATATTAGCCCCGGTAATTTCATCAGTATCATGGCTCAAATGAACCTCAACATTCTGGTTTAAAGGTTGGGTGTACGAACTCGTATCTTTAAAATAAACCTGTATGCTGTCCATGTCGGCGTTATAATACGC